AATATAAACGGAACGATAAATGAACTGGAAGATATTGAATGCGATCTTGAATGGTTGAGTGACACGACAGAGAAATGGTGTCGTGATCGTGCAATTTATCTGGCTCTGATGGAGTCAATCAAAATTGCAGATGGTCAAGATGACAAACAAAACCGAGACGCAATACCAACAATACTATCAGACGCTTTATCTGTTTCTTTTAATCGTAATGTAGGCCACGATTACTTGGAGGACTATGAAGAAAGATACGAACTCTATAATAGGAAAGAAAGTCGGATACAATTCGACCTCGAATATTTTAATAAGATTACAAAAGGAGGCATCCCAAACAAGACGCTCAATATCGCACTTGCAGGCACTGGGGTTGGTAAATCTCTGTTTATGTGTCATCATGCTAGTTCTGTTCTCTTAGAAGGAAAGAACGTTTTATACATAACTTTAGAAATGGCAGAAGAAAAGATTGCAGAAAGAATTGATGCAAATCTTTTAAACGTAAACATACAAGAGATTACTGATTTACCAAAACCAATCTTTGAAAGTAAGGTAACTAATCTTGCAAAGAAGACTCAAGGATCACTTATCATTAAAGAATATCCAACTGCATCTGCCCACTCAGGTCACTTCAAGGCTTTACTTAATGAACTTGCATTGAAAAAGTCTTTCAAACCTGATATAATATTCATAGATTACTTAAACATATGTGCATCGTCACGTTACAAGGCTGGATCAAATGTTAACTCGTATTCCTATATTAAGGCGATTGCTGAAGAGCTCAGGGGTCTTGCAGTTGAGGCTAATGTTCCTATCTTCTCCGCTACTCAGACGACTCGCTCTGGTTTTGCTAGCAGTGATGTGGATCTTACTGATACAAGCGAGTCATTCGGTCTTCCTGCCACTGCTGATCTTATGTTCGCTCTTATTAGTACGGAGGAGCTTGAGGGGTTGGGACAGATAATGGTCAAACAATTAAAGAATAGATATAATGACCCGACCTATAATCGTAGATTTGTGATTGGAGTTGATCGTGCAAAGATGAGATTATATGATTGTGAACAGGCTGCACAAGATGATTTACTTGACAGTGGACAGGAAGTGGAGTATAATGAGAATGAGGAAAAAACAACTAAAAAGTTTGCCCAATTCAAATTTTAATTATGTCTGGAGACTTTAATACACATAACAACCAACAACCGAATATCAATTACACAGATCATACCGTTGACCTTTCTAAGTACTCTCTATTCGTGGATGGTGTCACATCCGATCCCAGTAAAGATTATCAATCTTTCATTAAGAGTCTTAGTGCCCTTGACGGAGAAGGTTCCAATATTCACAGGCTTCTTACTGCTGCTGTTGGGATTAGTGCTGAAGGTGGTGAGTTTATGGAGATCGTCAAGAAAATGGTTTTCCAAGGTAAGCCTTGGGACGACCACAATCGAGAACATCTTGTTATTGAGTTGGGTGACGTTATGTGGTATGTAATGCAGGCATGTATGGCATTGAACATTACACTTGATGATGTGATTGCTGGTAATGTAGAGAAGTTGAAGAAGAGATATCCTGGCGGAGAGTTTGATGTTTATAAATCAGAAAATCGTGCGGTAGATGATCTCTAAATAGATAGGATCGTAGACTTTTAAAATAGGATGGCGAAGAGAAATGAAGGTGACATTATGGAGGGAATATTCTCCATAGGTCTTGCTGACTTATTTGCTAATAACTCTGTAAGTAGAGGTAGAATTAATACTGTTCGTGCAAAGATAGATACAAAATTATTTCAAACAGGAGCTTTTAATTATCAATTCTCATCAAAAGAAGTTCCACCAGACCCAGATATTGTTGAGATTAATTTAAGTGTAAGATTAAAACAAGGATCGACTTGGGAAGCATATGGGCCAGAGTGGAAAATGATGTATGATCGAGTTGGTGATATTGGAGAGTTGGATAAGAAAATACAACAAATAATTGATATTTTAAACACAAACTACAGAGAAAGAATTATAAAAGCAAAAAATGTATGGTTAAAAAATAATGAATCAGATGAGGTTAAGGTTGATATTATTGCAGATGGTCAGGAGGGTGAAAAAACCAAAGGTATGCTTAAAGGTGACATCATGATTCAAATTAATATGAATGGTGATAGTATTATTGATGAAGAGATGATATTTTCTTTGAAGTCTGGTAGTTCAACAGTACAAGGTGGAAGCCCTTATAAAGGATTATTGGATATCATTGGTAGATTAGGTATTAAGATGCCAGTGAGGGAAGCTAAATATCGTAGACTTCTTGGAGATTTATTATTTACTGCTAGAACAGAGGCTGAAAAGAGAGCAAAAGTAAAGTTAAGCGGAATGTTTTTTGAAGATGTAATGAAAGGTATGGATACTGCAGCTAGAACCAATCCAAGAAAATTTAAAAAAGAGTTGTTTAATATTATGAGGAGTGCAACCTTTGGACAGGATTTAGCTGATGTAATTGATGTAGATAAAACAACTATTAAAGAAACAACTCCCGCCTATATCGATAAGTTGGAATCAACAACAGGTAATTTAAGAGTTGAAAATGCTCCATCTGGATATAATTTATATGGTGGATCAGTAACTGGTAGAAGAGTTTTTATGACAGGCCCCAATGCACCAAAAGGACATTTGTTGCAGTTTAGATTTAAATTTAGAGCTGGGAATAACATATATAAAGAATTAAAGTTGATGATGATACTTGGTGGTGGTGCATATATCCCCAAAGTTTCTAAAACTGGTGTGAAGAAAAGGTAGATATACTGTAAACAGTGTGTTATAATAGAAATAAATAAACTTAGTTACTTGTATCACATGGTTAATTTGCGTGAAGATATTCTAAAGAATCAAATCACATACTATAATGGTTTGATTGCTAAACACCAACAGAACGTTGAGATCTATCTCAATCAACCTGTGGGTATTGGTGAGCATTCTGATGTTATGTCAGCAATAGAGACAGAGATTACTGCAATTGCACAGGCACATGAGAAGATAGAAGTCATAAATCATTACTTTCTCAATAGATAGTGAAAAATACTCACCTCGAACACTTAGAAGATAATATCTTGAACGGCGGATCTCAAGGTGGTAAAGAAGCAGTTGCTTTTCTTCGATCACTTGGAAGGATGTTAGACCAAGGAGGTGCAGATGCTCGGGTTACTGTGAAGTGGGATGGAGCTCCTGCTGTGGTTTGTGGTACAAATCCAGATAACGGAAGATTTTTTGTTGGTACAAAGTCTGTGTTCAATGCGGTAACTCCAAAAATTATATACTCGGAAGAAGATGTAGATAGAATATATCCGCCTGGGCAACTTGCACAAAAACTTAAAGACGCTTACAAATATCTTTCACAACTCTCAATTCCAAATGTAGTACAAGGAGATCTTTTATTTACTGATGATAAGTATGAAGCTGTGATAGGTGGTGATACATGTATTGCATTTCAACCAAACACAATTGTCTACGCAGTTCCAAAGGATAGTGATATTGGACAAAAGATATCTGAGGCAAAATTTGGAATCGTATTTCACACCTCATATTCTGGAAGAAGTTTAGATACAATGTCTGCAAGTTTTGGTAACATCGGTGTTCAAGGTAACACTGATGTATTTGTGACATCATCTGATTTTAAAAATGCATCTGGTGAAGCTAATATGACTCAAGCTGAAAAAACAAGTTATGCAAATCTTGTCAACAAAACGGAAGGATCTTTAAAACAGTCATCTCGTTTTCTTGACATGATGAAAGAAAATAACATGAATAAGTTTACTCTGAATATTATGTTCAAGACTTTCTTTAATCGATATGTTCGTGAAGGTCGTAATTTAATTGGTGCTCGCAATACTGCAAGAGACTTTGCACAATATTTTTCAAACGCATTGGATAAAGAAATTGCAACTAAGAAGATGAAGTCAACAAAAGATAAATACTTAGAGCTTAAGAATAAAGGTCTGAAATTTATCTCTGATAATCAACAGTCAATATACATGACTGTTGCATCTTATATGAATTTACAGGCTGCGAAAAATTTTATGATTCGTAAGTTGCAGAAAGTGAATACCTTTGGAACTTTTTTAAGAACTCCAGATGGTTATCGTGTAACTGCACCCGAAGGATTTGTTGCAATCCGATCAGGTCAAGCTCTTAAACTTGTGGATCGTTTAGAGTTCAGTCGTGCAAACTTTACCGCAGATAAAAATTGGGAAAAGGGTAATCCTATGCCCGCACCGAAAATATGAAAAGTTTTACTAGATTTATAACCGAAGCAATATCTTCTCAAACAGTTGCGAAGCCAAATCCGAATGATGATGAAGCGGATATGACGGTGGCGTTTGGTCGTTTCAATCCACCCACAACTGGACATGAAAAACTTTTGAACAAAGTTAAACAGGTTGCTGGTCGTGGTAATTATGAAATTTATCCATCAAGATCAAATGACCCTGCAAAAAATCCATTAGATCCAGAAACAAAGATTGGATATATGCAACAAATGTTTCCAACTCATGCGAAACATATTATGAATAATGATAAGACTAGAACAATCTTTGATGCCTTGAAAGGTGCAAATGAAAGAGGTGCAAAGTCTGTTAATATTGTAGTTGGACAAGATCGTCAAAAAGAATTTGAGAACTTAGCAAACAAATATAATAATAAACTTTATAAATTTGATCGTATTAAA